GAACAAGAAAGTAAAAATCAATTCTCAAGCAAAAGCTGGTAGTGGTGAAGCTGGATCAAAACCAACAGAGGAAGCTGGTGGTAAATATTATCGTAATCTGGTAAAAGGTATACCTAGTTCATCCACACTATGGCCAATTGCAGGCATGAGAATTCCACAAGTCAATAGTATTGAAACTGCTGTTCAAGCATTTTCTTCAATATTTCCATCATCCGCTCTCGGCAATCTACCAGGTATAGGATTATCTCTTGGTAATCTTTTTAACAACATGCCATCAGCTATTAGAGACGAGATAAACTCAAAATTACCAAAAGACGTTGGTGATGCACTCAATACAATAACAAATCTAATACCACAAAATTCAGCAGATGGTTTGTATGGTATCAGAGTAAATCCAGAAGTGTTTTACATAAATGCAGCAAAGATGCTTTCTGAGTGTAGAGATATTAGCGATCTTGTCAAATGCATAATGATGTTATTATCAGATACAAGCTTACATGGTACAGATACTCTTCCAAATGTTACAATAGAGATTGATACTCCATTTGGTAAAGCCAACGTTGAATTTGATGTAAAAGGTAATAGTTCAGAAAAGAACTCGGATGACGTTACAAAACTGATTGGAACATTTACCAGCTTGCTAACAAATACAAGCGGTGGTTTCCCTAGCGTATTTCCAGATAAGAATATGTGGGGAGAATCATCTAAAGTAATGGGTGATATGTTCAAGAGACTTGCACCAGAAGAATTCAGTAAAGCAGTTCAGCAAGCACAAAAAGCAATTGCGCCTGGTACAAAAGAAAGAACAAATTTGAATAAAGTTGTTGATGCAGCAATGAAAGCTAAAAACATTTTTGATTCTATAACATAAGGAATATATTATGGCAGAGACTACAAACAAATCAGATCCAAAAGACAAGACGCCACCAAAGTGGACAGGACCAGAAGATGCACGATCAAAAGAGGGTTCTGGCATATATCCATACCAATACACAACGAGAACAAGATCGGGACATGTCGTTTCATATGATGATTCTGAAGGACATGAAAGCATTACAATACAACATCGTGGTGGTTCTATGGTTCAGTTCATGCCTGACGGTGCTGTACATTTTGTATCTCAGAACGGGCAGTATAACTTCGTATTTGGTGAGAACCGTGTCAAAATCACAGGTGCATATGACGTTACAGTTGAAGGTGGCGGGTCTTTGAGAGTAAAGGGAGATTACAATACCACAGTCATGGGCAATCACAACATGACTGTGAATGGTGACTATAACATGACAGCAAAGAATTTCAATGCTCAAGTTCGTGGTGATATGGATCTTTCAGCTAAAAGTTTGACTATGAAGATGGAAGGTTCTAGCGAAATAACTTCTCATGGTGTTGTATCTATTGGTGGTGATGGTGGTGTTGCTATTACATCTACGGGCGCAAGTGTTGGTATTGGAGCTAAAACAGATGTTGCAATAAAAGCAAAAGGTGGTAAGATGATGCTTGAAACAGGATCAACTCTTGATGTGAAAGCAGTTGGACTAGCTGCTTTATCTACATCAGGAAATTTTACTATCAAAAGCGGTTCAACAATTGCGTTAGACGGAGGGCCCAACATCCGTATGAATGAAGGCATTGCAAACGATGCAAAGACTGCGGAAGCAATTTTTCCTCAGCCAACAAATCCTAATCCAACAAATCCTGGGGCCAGATAAGAGAACATAAATAATCACATGGTAAACCTAGTATCAAGACAACCAGACTATTCAGACTTAGACCTTGACTTCATTGCACATCCAACAACAAAAGATGTAGTGAAGAAGACAGGTGTTGATGCTATCAAAAGATCGGTTCGTAATCTTATTTTGACTAATTTCTATGACAGACCGTTTAGATCATACATTGGTTCTGGTGCTCAAAAGCTTTTATTTGAAAATGCTTCTCCACTTGTAGCTAATTTTCTCAGAGATGCAATAACAGAAGTTCTGACTAATTACGAACCAAGAATTTCTGTCAAAGCAATACAAATAAACTTTGATCCTGACAATAATGGATACAATGCAGTGATTGCTTTCTCAATAGTCAACAACAATTTACCAGTAGTAATAAATTTGTTCCTAGAAAGATTAAGGTAATATGTCAGCAAATACAGCATCACTAAGGGTTACAGAATTAGATTTCAATGAGATAAAAGCAAATCTAAAAGAATTTTTAAGAAGTCAGTCTGAATTCCAAGATTTTGACTTTGAAGGTTCTGGTATGAGTGTGCTGCTTGACATTCTAGCATATAATACTCACTATATGGGTTACTATCTGAACATGGTAGCCAATGAGTCATTTCTTGATACTGCACAGCTTAGAAACTCTATTCTTTCACATGCCAAAGTTATCAACTATGTTCCTCGCTCTAGACAGGGCGCACAAGCTATTGTAAACATATTGGCAACACCAGGTGATTCAGAAGATTCTACACCAACTCAGATCACACTAGACAAATACACAAGATTTTTAGCATCTGATATTGATGGATTCAACTATCAATTTGTAGCAATGAATTCAAATACTGTACCAAAAGTAAACGGTTCATTTTCGTTCGCAAATGTGCAGTTGAAGCAAGGTGAAGTTGTTACTCTTCAGTTTGCCATGACACCAGAAAACGCAAGAAGAAGATTCACTATTCCATCAGCTAATGTTGATTTGGACACAGTTACTGTCACTGTACAGGAATCATCTACAAATACAGATATAAACGTATACAATTCAATTGATGATATTACTTTGGTTACATCAAATACCAAAGCGTATTTCATTGAAGAAAATTCCGATAAAAATTATGTTGTATATTTTGGCGATGATGTCGTAGGTAAAAAACCAAAAGATGGAAATATCATCATTGTAACATATCTCGATTCTTCTGGAGCAATAGCAAACAACATCACAACATTTAGAGCAGTTGACAGGATAGGTGACAAATATAGAAACAATGTATCTATTACATCTGTTATAAGTTCATATGGTGGCGGTGAGAAGGAATCAATAGAACAGGTACGTTTCAGAGCGCCATATCACTATGTCACACAAAATCGTGCTGTAACAAAGCAGGACTACGAAACTCTCATAATCAAAGACTATCCAAACATTGAATCTGTTGCAGTGTGGGGTGGGCAAGATAATAATCCACCAATCTATGGTAAGGTATTTATTTCTCTAAAACCTAAGTCAAATTACTTCCTTACAGAACAAGAAAAAGAATCTATAAAAGAAACGCTGATTACAAGCAGAAACGTTCTAACAGTTATTCCAGAAATCGTTGATCCTGAATACACATACATTCTTATTAGAGGCAATGTAGTTTATGATTCAACTTTGACACAACTGTCAGCAGAACAATTGAAGGAATATGTTCGCGCTGCTATCTCAGACTATCGTACTGATGATCTCTTGACATTCAATTCTACTTTTAGAAAGTCGAAGCTTCAGTCTTATATTGAAAACTCAGAAAAATCTATTACGGGATCAAACATCAAGATTTTCCTTCAGAAGCGTCTTGAATTAAATACCACAATAATAAAGAACTATACGATCAATACAGGTTTTCCTATCAAGAAGGGTGATTTCAACAACAGAATATCATCATATCCTGAATTGAATGTAAATGATTCCAATAATGTTGCCAGAAAAGTATTCTTTGAAGAGATTCCAGAGTCGTTTACTGGTATCGACTCAATTGAAATTGTAAATCCAGGTATCAACTATACATCAGCACCAACAATAGCAATTAGTGGTGACGGATCAGGTGCAACAGCAACAGCAAAGATTGCTGGTGGTAGAATTTCTGAAATAACAATAACAAATAGAGGTTCAAACTATACCAGAGCAACAATATCAATAACTGGCGGTGGCGGATCTCAAGCCTCTGCTGTTGCCAGACTTCAAACTAAGCTTGGTTCACTTAGAACATATTACTTCAAGACAAATGGTGAAAAGGTTATTGTAAACAGCGATGCTGGTACAGTAAACTATGAAACAGGTGAAATTGTTCTCACATCACTGGCAACATCAGGAACAGTAACAAACAGTTTCTATGACACAAACGTTCTGATATTCAACTTGCCTATCGACAGTGAAATTATTACACCTCTTAGAAATAGAATATTGGAAATAGACGAGAATGATGCGTTGGCCATTCAGATAGACATCAATACAGAAGAATAATCATAATGGATGCAAATAATAGAATATCAAACCTGATTTCAACTCAGGTTCCATTCTTTGTAAGAAACGATCATGCAAACTTTGTTCGGTTCATTGAAGCTTATTATGAGTATCTGGAACAAGCAAACACAGTCACTGGTATTGGTAAGACAGTCAATATGGCCAAGTCTTTACCCAACAATCTTGATATTGACCAATCAATAGATTTGTTTGCAAAAAAGTTTTATGACACCTACTTAAAGATCATACCTAAGAATATTATTGCTGATAGAAATCTTATTCTTAAACACATCAAAGATGTCTATAGAGCAAGAGGAACTGAAAAGTCTATTGAGTTTCTTCTTCGTGTCATGTTTGGTGAAGAAGATACTGAGTTTTACTATCCAAAACGCGACATTCTTCGTGCTTCTGACGGCAAGTGGTTTATTGAAAAATCATTGAAAGTTACAGACATATCTGTTGATGGTGTAGCAAACAATGACATTGCAGCAGTCCAAGATTTTGCCAAGAGACAAATCAAGGGTAACACTTCTCTCGCTACA